ATCACCCTCAACAGAAGAGCCAGAAGCATCAACGTTCACAGTCACACTAGCGCCACCGCCCATTGCATTATTTGGAACGATATTACCCTGCGCTCCAGGGACAAACATCTCTGGGCCACGCTCGCCAACTAGATAAGGTTGATTTCTTGAAACTGGTCCGCCAAGTGCTTTGGCCGCCATAAGCGTTGGTGGTGCAAACAGTTTTGGATCGGCAAAGCTTGGACCTGAGCCCAATCCAAAATCACCTCCAGGTCCAGCAAGATTGGCTGCTGACCCGTATTTGCTAGCTGGCGCACCCCCACCAAAAATAGGCGCACCGAAACTCATAAACAATTTCACCGCTTGCATCCTGATCTGAGCTGCAATCATTTGTGCAGCCATGTCCAAGAAGTGATCTGCTGTGCGTTGGAACAGGTTGGCCAACGCTTGCTGGGCACTCATGCTGCCGTCAATAATTCCTCTAAAGGACTGGCTAAACGCATTGCCTAGTGTGTTCGCTAGCTCTATTGCTTGGAACATAGGGTTATTTAACTTTTCAATTTGTGCCTGAGTCTCTCTAATAAACGTATTTATAAGATTATTCTCTTCGGCTAACGCCTCCATGCGTGATTTTACAGCAGCCAACTGGGGATCGGACAGCTTGTCATCCTCCCTGAGTTTTCTTATCTTCTCTTCAATGCGAAGACGCTCTCGTTCTTCTTCTGTTGTTGCCCGAGCAAGAGCTAGTTGATGATCAAGACCTTCAATCGTGTCTTGAAATTTTTCTTGCCTCTTGCGTTGCAACTCATTTAGTTCACGTTCTGTATCGCGTTGAACAGCCAATTTCTTAGTTGCCGCTCCAATATTAATGGCATCTTTTTCACGCTGTTTCGTAATACCAGCAAGGTCTTTTTTGCGTTTTGCTTCAATTTCAACTATTTTTTGTTCGCCATTTAAGCGAATAACAAGTTGTTGGTCTTCGGCGGCGTTTGCAGCAGCAATTTTGTCTCTAAAGCGAGAAATATCAAGCACTTTTTGGCGCTCTGCCTCAAGCTTGTCTAAACGTTTTTGCAGTTGTTCCGCGTCTCTGGCTGCTTTTTTACCTGTCTTGCTTCCCAGCGTATCGTCAATAGTAGTTTGACCCGTTACATCAATTGTCTGACGAAGTTTTGCTATTCTTGGGTCTTTAAGGATCGCTTCTTTTACTTTCGTCGAAAGGATGCCTTCTTTTATAAGTGGTTCGCCTTTCCTTAAAGCACGTTGCCTGTCCGGACCGGTTAGTACTTTACTACCACGGGTTTCAGCAACGATTGCTTCAAACTGAGCTGCAGCGTCTCCGGTCAAAGACCCACGAAGACTTCCAAACTTCACATCTGTTGATACGCCACCTAAAACAGTGTTTATCGCACTAAGAAATTTGGCCAGTGGCCCAGCAACAAATCCTTGAACAGACAAAAATAGCTGATTAACAATGCCAAAAAATTCTTTAAGTTCGCCGCCAAGAGCTTGAAAGTTTTCAACAGCATTTTTGCCAATCTGACTGGCAAGATCTTTTGTAAGAAGAGTCGCAAGCTCTTGCATCTTGCCCTGCTCTTCTAGCTGAAAAGCATGTTCCTTTACAGCATCGCTGCTAAACAGATTCTTTTCTCGGAACATCTCCACCGTTCCAGTGGCAGATGTAAGTGCCGTACCCACTCTTGCAACGCTGGCAATAAACGCATCAACTTGTTGGCCAATTGCACTAAGCCCAATCTGAGCGCCAAAGGATCCAGTAAGACCGCCTAAGCCACCACCAATAATTGAACCTGGACCGCCACCAAACAATGCAGGGAAACCAGCTCCAAGAGCCACTCCTTCAAAACGTTTTTGGTTTGGAGAACCTTTTTGAAAGATTCCGCCACGTATTGGGGATGTTTGGCCGGTAAGACCTGCGTTTAATCGAGCTATTCGGTTTGCTTCTGCATTTGCAATAGGAGATCCCGGGAAGTTAAGGCCCCCTCCAACAGGGCTGGCTGCTCCGCCAGTTGGGAAACCCGGGCCAAAAGGAGTGTTAGAGACAGTTTGACCAGCTAAAAAAGTTTGTCTTGCTTTTTGTGCATTTTGGGCAATAATCGCAGCAGTTTCTTGCAGTTGCTCAAACGCCTTAAGCCAAGAAAATTCAACCTTTAAGGCTCTTAAATTTGTTTTCTTAGCGGCTTGAACTGCTATTGGCGAGCCAGGAATTGAAATGCTTCCCTTAACAGGAAGTGCCGCACCACCAGTTGGGAAACTGGGACCAAAAGGAGTTCTAGAAGCAGTCGCACCAGCAAGAAACCCTGGTGATCCAGGGAAATTGAGTCCGCCCCTGATTGGACTTGCAATTTGCCTGCCAGAAGCAGCAATTTGAGCAGGAGAACCCATCATCGTGGACGTTCCACGAATAGGACTTGATAAGAAATTTCTTCGCTGCTCTTTTAGTATTCGAAGCTTTGATTTTTCTAGCTCAATGGTTTTTCGCAATATATTAAATTCTTTATCTGCATTGGCAAAACGTCTTGCAGACTGCTCAGTTGTTGCCTTGTTTAATTGTTTTCTTAACTTCTCAACGTTGAGGCCCTTGGCCTCCATTTCATTAATTTTATTTAAAAGCCGTGCTCTTTTATCTTGTGCTTTTGCGCGAGCATTGATGTCATTAGCAAGCTGACGGCCTTGAGGTCTTGTTCCATCAAAACCCTTTGCTCCGGCTTGGCTAAGAAGCCGCAAACGTGCCCTTGCTTCAGCAGTTAACTGTTTGTTTAAACGTAATTCTTTTTCGTTAAGTGCATTGCTTCGAATTAAAGAACGAACTTTTCTTTCAGAAAACTTGTCCTGAAGGCTTTGGACAGCTTTTGTTTTGGCATTTAATTGAACAAGACCTCTTTCAGCAGCTTTTAACTCTGCCGAGCTGGGCAACAAACCAGCAATTCCAGGTTTTTTCCTAGAGCCACCACCTTTTGGTTTTCCAATGTTAGAGACAATCTTGTCTATATTTTTTAGCTCGCGTTCAATCTGCCTACTATTAATTTTGATATTTACTTCGTACTCAGCAGCCACGACTAACCCGAGAACATTGCTCTCAGGTTAGCGCACCCCACGGTATTGGGCCTGTTGACGACTCTTTTCAATCTCCTTCTGCTCTCGGTCTGACTTGACGGAACAGTATGCGCTCCAAGCCTGCAGTTCTTCAAGCGACATGCTGGCTCGAAGCTGAGCCAGTGTCATGCCTAGCTTTTCAGCAATAAAAAACTGCAAGAACAGGTAGTTGTCGCCCTCAATCGTCGCTTTTAATGGCTTCAGGATCTTCCACCTCATCCATGCCCTGCATCTTGGACATGATGTCCAAAACAATGCTTAAAGGCAGTCGGTTGCAGATCTTGGCGCGATCACCGTCCGAAAAGATCCGGTTGCCCACTTCGTCTTCTGCCTTGCGAATGACCATCTGGATTGCAAAATCCAAGTTATCCTCAGAACCGCTGACGTTTAATGCCTTCAAAGAATTGTTGATGGAATCACGATCAGCAATCGTCAAAGGCTTCCAATAAAGCTTTAAAACGACTTCTTCACCACTTTTAATCGTGTAGCTACTGCGTTGTTCGACACTAAACGCTTTGCACAGTTTGTCGATTGCGCGTGTTTCAGCCATAAAACTCAGTCAACTAGCACAATATAGCTTATCCCAAGCGAGTTGCTTTAAAAGCTCTGTCCAAATCTCCAAGCAAGCCACCTGACTCTGTATATACCTTGTACCAGTCAGGATTTTTGTTCTTGGAAGTCAAGTTAAAACCATCTCTATTCTTATGCTGCTCATAAGTAGCTGTTCTGCCACCACGACGAGGAACAGTAGCGTTTGGATTGTTAACAGCAAATCCTGCGTATGAAGTTGAGTTACCAACATACATTGGACGATTGATCGGGAAACGCAACGAAGAAACTGTAACTGGATCACTTTTGCTTGGTTTTGGAACCGTTGTCTTGGCAGGAATGCCGCTCTCAACGTCTCTATCAAATCCTGATTGATCGTCCGTCGGTTTAACCGCAACCTGACTTAGTTGCCATTTTCGACCAAAACTGGAGGTCCACCATGGGCCTTCGTTTTGCAATGATCTGATCACAACCGGTCCAGCTGTTTCACGCCCAGTCTCAATCAGCTTACGAATATCCCCCGCTAATTCTGTAATTGGTTTTGCCATTAAATTGCAGTAAACGTGCAGCGCACGACGCTGACAAAGTGACTATTATTTTCTTCGGTTACGGCAGTTGGGCCGGTTACTTGACCTACACGCGGAACAACTGAAAAACTATCTGTGTAGCCAGAAGCGTTTATAGAAGTTAAACCATCAATAACTGATTCAGCAATCGCAGCTGCTGCAGCACTTCCCTTGTCTCTTGGCGTGAAAATACCGCATTGCACGGTTCCAGCGTATTGATCGACTGCAGCACCATGTGCCTGAATTGTTGCCTGATTAAAGTTGATCGTTACCAATACATACTTTTTTGTTTTACCTGGCGTCGTAAACGGCATGTTGTCAAACACAACCTTAACCGTTGCATCTGCTGCGGCGACAGCAGTGTTGATAGCAGTTTCAAGCGCAGCTCTAGCGTTTACAAGCGTCATCAGAACACCACCCGCAAAATAAACATATACTCCTGTCCGCCGCGATATGTCTGAATGTCTTGGATTTTGCTCACACGTGCAGAACCAGCAAACTGCAAACTAACCTCGTCTTGCAATGTTGGTTGATTATCCCCAATTTGATCTGGAGTGATATACAACTTTGCTACGTTTTCTTGATAATTTGCTTCTTCGTCGGAACGAATAAATTCGATTGGAGCGTCAAACGAATAGCTTGCGTCGGTTGTTGTTACCGCACCAGTGGCAAGATTGTACGCTTCACTAGCTTTGCGGGTGTAAGTGATTGTCGTGTCAAGGGATTTGCCCAGATCAGCTACAACTGATTTGGCAACGCTTTTGAATAAACTGTCTAGTGCTCCTGGCATCTCAACCCCTCACAGTACGAACTTGGTAAGAGCCAGAACCTCCAAGACAATAAGCACCAAGATAAGACTGCAGCCAAGGGTAAACGTCGAATACGTTATTGACAGTTCCAGTAGCTTGGCTAGAAGTGTTGTACTTGACTTCGAGTTCTCCAAGCTTGACGGCTTCGTATAACCCCGTATCGCCGGTAGTCCCTGTAATCGAGTCCGTGTCATTTGCTAATGCACGCGCCAATTCATAAGTAGCGTACTTAATGTCTGCTGGAATAGCACTGCAAGTTAATTCAACGCGATCAACGTGGTAATTGTTGCGTGGCCAGCTCAAAGCCTGGTCTGCATCGCAACGATCACCATAGAAATTCAATGTGTCGATCCAGCGGGTGGCTGAAATCAAAGCACGGTTTTTGTTGTCGTCTTGTTTGTTATCCCACTGCGTTGAGCTTGGGACGGTTTCAAAATACGCATCCGCTTCTGCCAACGTCACAAAGCTGTTGGCTGTTGCGCTCTTGAGTGTGGCGTTGATCGTGGCAGCCATAAGGCAATAATAAGGTGGCCCCACCTAATGGTAGGGCCTTTTGCTCCGTCAGGATCAGGACTTGAGTCCGTTATCCAAAGGAGTGTTGACGAAGATCTCAACCGCAGGGATGAGGTCGATGTCGTAGGTGGCAGACCAGTTGCTGCCGGTACGCAGGTTTGCGTTGGTTGGGTTGTCGGAAGCAGAACCCCACTTGGTGCCCATGACGTGATAGGCAGAGTGGTAGTCCACAGACAGGACGTCTTGCTTCGAGAG